AGAAGTAATTGAAGTATTAGCACTTGCAGTAAATGTATTTAATGAAGCAGTTGCAGTATTAACTGAACTACTAAATGTATTCACACTTGCACTAAATGTATTTAACGGAGAAATATTTATAGCCGCTCCCCAACTTGATGATGCAGCTTCGATTGAATTTAATCTACTATTAGCTGAAGATGTAAAAGCACTTAATGAAGCAGTTATAGAAAGAATAGAACCTGTCAATGCTTCTACTAAATCTATTCTACTTTCATGATTTGAAGTGGATACAAATAAACTATGGGTTGCCGCTTCTAATGAATTTATTCTACCATCATCTACAGAAGTACTTATGAATAATGCTAATAAATCCGTTGTTACACTTCCTGATTTTGTTTCTAATGAAATTAATCTGTTTTCAATTGAACCTGTCTTTGTGTTCAATGAAGCAGTTACCAAATTTATTGATGCAGTTGTAGAATTAACAGATGCTGTATGTACGTTATGTGCTAATCTTATACTACCACTTGCACCTTCTAATGATGCTAATCTAGGTTCTACAATAGAAGATGTATAACTTTCATAGTTTGATTTACTTAAGAAAGGTGTTACTACAATACTTCCAAATTTAGAATTAATTGTTGAGGTTACACTTCCACTCAATGAACCAATTGATGAACTCAAATTAGCTACTGAATGCGATATTGATTGTGAAAGTGATGAACTGAATGTTGAGTACCCCGTTGTATTAGCTAAAGTAACTCCCTGAGAAGCACTTATTAAATTTGTACCAATTACATTTATCGTTCCACCACTAACGATTAAACTTCCTGTTATAGTAGTTGAACCCGATATATTCATAGAACCACTAAATGAAGCCGGTCCGATGTTTACTAAAGTATTTGAACCAGATAAAATAAATGAACCAGTTACGATTACATTACCATTTACCGCTTGTTGTCCAACCCAATTATTACTACCACTTGATGATAATATCGCCCCACCCGCATTTATAACTGTCCCATCGGAAAGTGTTATGATTAAATTAGAACCAGAGAATGCTGCAGATACTACATGAGCTCCTGTCAAACCTCTTGTTCCTGCGGTTGCTACTGTTAATTGTGGTGAGTTATTTACTAATGTTACAGACATCTTATCGGGTTACATTTTTTGACAATTTCACTTGTCCTTCTAATAATCTCGTAACCTCATTACCACTTACCATTTCTAAATCATAGTAAGCAGTATCAAAATTTAATAAAGAAGAGGTAGCTGCTGAAATGTATATTCCAATAGAACCACTTTGAACCGCAGTTACTCCATCAGAACCACTCATATTTAATCCCGTACCATCTGTTTGACGTGATGAACTTAGTGATAAATAAACGGTCTCAGATGTAGCGGATGGTCTGATTTGCATTCTCCCGCCATATCCAGAAAGGTTTACACTCCCAGTCTCATCTTGCCATGTGATTTGTATGTTTGTGGTTGCCCCCTGCTCTATGATAAAGGAATATCTTGCTGCTGCCATTAATGTTCTTCTTTAATATATAAATATTACAAATCCTATTAACCTAAATTAATCAATTTGTATTTAGTTGAGTATAACAAAGTAGCTATATTATCTATATCATTTTGAAACCAACTATATTTTAATTTTTCATCTTTTCTAGCTGATTCTAAGAATTTACAAAGTTTATCGAAATAGTTAACCATATTTTGTTTTTCAGCATTGTTATCTACCCCACTAACTGCTTTGTATTCTATTAAACCATGCATACCCTGATACGATTCAATCAAACCATCTATCAAAGGTACAATTCCTTCATAGTATATTTGTAAAGCATTATGAGCTGCAAATGAACCCTGTCCGGATACTCTTGTGTGAAATATATGTGCCTGTGTTCTACTATGTAAAAATACCGAAGCCAATTCTTCCATTTATATTAAATTTAATTATACATCTATAAATATCACTTCCTAATTAAAAAAGAGTTTGGAAATATCTGAATCTTGTGATTTGGTATATTTTCTCTCTCAATCAACTCATTCATTGCTTTTAAAACCGATGGATATGCATCTATATCATCTCCTCCTAAGTATCCACCTACCTTAACTCTACTCCACCAATTATCCATATCTAACTTAACTATCTCATAATTGTGGTCCCCATCTATGTAAACAAATTGCAGAGATTCCTCATCATACCATTTCCACAACCATCTACTATCACCTATCATAAGGTTAATATACTCATCTACCTCACATAATCTGTAATGGGCTTTGATTAACTCATCAATTGGAATATCCTTAAGTTGTTCTGAAAATCTATAATCGTAAAATGATTTTGGATGGTCTCCTCTTCTAACATCCGCATCTATCTGCCAAAGAGAATCTATTGTATCGAAGTGTATCTTTTTTCCGCTTTCTTTTATAAGAGAAGCCATAAAGATTGTAGATTGACCGAAAAATGTTCCAATCTCTACTATTGAATCCCCATCATTTAATTCTTTGAATACTAATTCGTAGATATCTTCAGCACAACCAATCCATCCCGGTACATCTTCGTAGGTTTTGATTTTACCTATTTCGTACTTATCCTTTATTGTATGTAACCTCATAAATTTAAATATAAAGACATAAAAAAAGGGAGTGATTTCTCACCCCCTCTTTATTATACTCTAAGTTATGTTAGAATTTAATTAACTGAATCCGAAGATTATAAGTTAGCTAAATCTTTTACATAAATCTTACCATAGAATTCTGGTCTTACGATTTTCTTAGCGTATCTAGTCATAACACCTCTACGTGGAGTAAAGTTGTCTGGGTCGTACACTAAAGGAGTCATAATCAATGGAACGTAAGGAGCGTAAACCGCACCAGTCTCCAAGAAGTTTGAACCTTTAAATCCTAATAAGATTTGGTTAGTAGTCATATACGGGTTTTTGTAAACCGTATATCTGTTAGAGATTGAACCTACTACAGAAACACCAGCTGCAAATTGTAATGAATCTTTCTCAGCATTCACGTGGAATCCAGGAATTGATTCTAAAATTGTAGCAACGTCAGGAGAACACACAATAAAGTTTGCTCCACCTCTCATTGTTAATTGGTGAATCTTGTTAGATACTTTGTTTAACTTAACTCCTAAAGTCTGGAACCAAGTAGCTTTTTGGTAAGCCAATGCGTTTCCACCTGCAGTCCATTGACCAGTAGAAGCGTTATACTCTTCACCAACGTTAGTTGACCAGTAATCAACAGTCAATGCGTTAACTTGTAACATATCTAAGATTTCTAAGTCGATTTCTAAAGAGATGTATTCAGATAACATTGAAGTCAATTCTGCTTCAGCATCAATTGAGTGATAAGCGTTTAAGTCTTGTGCCAACTCAGGAGTCCACACAGCCTTTAATTTTCTTGTTTTAGCAACAATAGATTCGCTCTTTAATTCTAAATCAACTTCTGGAATATTCAAGTTAGTACCTGAATTCGGGTTAGAAATTGGGTTTTGGTCTTCGAAATCACCTCTATCAAAAGCAACAGGTTGCGTTGGATAATTTGCTACGAAAGTTCCAGAAGCAAATACTTTAGAACCAGTTGCAAATGTAAGCGCTGTTGTAGCGTTAGTTTGAGATGAAGAGAAGAATAATGTAATTTGAGAACCATTGTAGCTATGTGCAGCTAATTCAGAAAGTTGGTTTACGTTACCGTTAGATGCAGGGATTGAAGAACCTGATGCTGCCATTGAAGCAGTTGCAGAAGTAAAGGTAATCAATTTGATAGCTTCGATATCAGAACCACTTAACATACCTGCAGAGAAAACAACTTTATGTATTTGCTTTCTTTCAACTGATGCAGAATATGCAGCAGTGAAACCTACGTCAGCGTGAGTCGCATCTGTAATAGTTACAGCAGAACCTGCTAATGTAGCTAAAGCGTATGGAGATGTAGTGTAGCCATAGTTCGCTTCACCATATAAACCACCTGTTGCAGCATCTGTTCTACCGAACTTAGCTCCTGTACCACCATATAATGATGCATCAGCAGTTCTACCATTCTTACTTGTACCATATTTGAAATCCATAAAGAAAATCAAACCTGAAGGTAAGTTCATTGGTTGAACTGAAACGAATTCTTTCGCTGCAATTTCACCAAAGATTCTTCTTACCAATGGTAAAGCAACACCAGACCACTCTTCAGAGCCTGCAGTTGTACCTGTCTGAGTTGCCTCAGATAATAATTGTTGTGCTTGGTTTTCCAAAAGCACTGCCATTGAATGTTGGTCTCTATCTTTCATTCCTTCTAACAATCCGGTTTTATCCCATTTTGTTCTAAGGCCTCTAGTTTGTTCCAACATAACAGCTTGAGGGTTTTTCGCCTCTAATAATGATTTAACATTAAAGTTTGCCATTTTGTTATTTTTTTAAATTTTTTTGTTCAATTACTTGATAATACCAGCTAATTTTTTGAATCTTAATGCAGCAGAGTTATCTTCAGAGATAATTTGCTTTGGTGCAGTAGAAGCCGCTGGCTTTGATGCATAACTTTCTGTAATTTTAGAAGTTGTTTTTCTTGCTACCCCATTACCAAATTTAAATGATTCTGCGATAGTAGAGAATACCAACTTAACTTCTCTTACATTTTTAGTTCTATCTAATGTTTCAACAACTTTAGATTTTTGTTCGTTTGTTAAATTAAATGAACGGAACAATTTGTTCACATACAATAATTTAGCATTCAAAAGGTTTACTTCGTTGATTGTACCCTTTAAAGATTTGATTACGCTGATTGCTTCACCTAATTCAGATTTCGCTGATTTTAATTCTGCTTTCAATGCATTTAATTCTTCTTCAGAGTGCTCTTCTTCAGTAGCAACAGGTGCTTCTTCTGTAGGCTCATCTCCGTATCCCATTTCTCTTAGAATTTCATCTAAGTCAATTTCATCTTCTTCAGCTACTGGCTCTTCTACTGCTGGTGCTTCAGTTGGTTCAGCTACAGGAGCTGCTTCCTCTTCTTCACCTTCAGTTGCGTATGATTCTTCATCATCAGCTGCTGCTTCTAATTCTTTGATAATTTCATCGATTTCAGAGTCAACGTCATCCATTTCCTCTTCTTCGTTCATGCCTGTCTCAGGAGTTGCTCCTGTTACATCATACTCTTCTTCTTCGCTTTCTGTGATTCCTGCTACTTTCTCAGCATTCTCATCTTCTGAACCAACTTCTGCAGAGATTTTATCTACATCTGCTGCTGCTAATTCATCTGATTCCGCTGCTGAAGTGAAAGCTTTAGCTGCTGGCATTTTAGTGCCATCACCTACACCGATTTCTGAAGATACATCATTCTCTTGAGTCATTTCTACTTCTTCTTCACTTTCATCGCCTTCTAATTCCTCTTGTAATTTTTTAGAAAGCATAGATTGTAATTTAGGAGTAAAAGCCTCTTCAAGAGCGATTTTTGCGTTTGCTAACGCCGTTTCACGAACAGCCTTAGCATCCGCGATTGCTTCTTTCAAAAGTTTACTATTCATTTTACTTTTTGATTGTGTTAGGCTAATGAGTGTGTGCCTAAATAAGATTATTTGATTATATGTGATTCCATATGAGATGGAATATTCGAATCAATTACATATAAGTATGTAACAATTATAGAAAACTAAAGAAAATCGAAATTATTTTTTCTTTTTGCTTTTTCTTTTTGTAATCTTTTCTTTACAGAAGGTTTTAAAAATTCCTTCCTTTCACGCAATTCCTGCGTTATTTTTAGTTTAAAAACTTTATTTTTGTAATCTTTAAGAGCCTTTTCTACATTACGATGACTCTCTTCTTTGGATGAACCTTGCTTAACTTTTATTACGATTCGTGCTGGCATATTATGCTAACTCTTCTATAATTTCTCTAATTAAGTGTTGTGTTTTACACCAATCTCCACATACATCTGTTCCGTATGTTTCGTTAATAGGTTGCTTATTAGATACTGATTCATTTAGGTTTTCCATAAATGCACCTTGAGTTGATGGGTTAGATACAAAATCCCACCCAATCAATTCAAAATCTTCAGCCACCATTACTTTATTATCTCCAATGGATTGAACTGAGCCCATACCTCTACTTGAGATACCTAAACGGATTCCCGCTTTTAATAATTCCTTTAATATGTTACCAGATGGAGTTGGTAATATCTCTACGACACCTACCACATCATCTCCTTTCCAATAGCATTCTCTTATGTTATGGGATACATTCTTCAAACTAACTACAGATGATTCAGGATGGTCTAATTCTCCCAACGCTCTCTTCTCTGTAATAAGTTGTTGATATTTCTTAACTTCTCTTTCTAATATGTCTTTAGGATACACTCTACCATTTTGGTTTTGAGCATCCGCTCTTTGTAATACACCTTTAACCAAAACTACTCCGTTTTCGTCTTCGTTAATCTTTCCCTCAAATAATTTTGTTTCTATTAAAAGTGATTTCATATTATACTGATTCATTATATGCGTAATAACCAATACCAGATGGAGAAACTATTTTTCCAGCGTTGAATGCTTTTTCAACTTTACTTTTTAATTTTTGTGCATCTTGTGATGTTCCAGTAGTTAAATAACTCATAACAACTTCATCACCGATAAGGAAACTAACTTCTAAAACAAAAGTAACATCACTCTTTTTGTTAATTTTGATACCCTTTAATTTTAATGGCTCCGAATAGAAGTTTACTGATTCGACAACAATTCCGTTTTCATCTCCTCTTTTAGCAGTTTTGATACCACCTTCGATTGAATCTAATTTATGTCTAACTTTCTTTGAACCTGTTATCTTACCTTTTTGGTCACATGGTGCTAATGTTGCAGTAGTATCATCCATTTCAACAACTTTGTAGTATTTACCACCTTCAATTCCTTTTAATCCAGTAAATCCCTGTCCATAAATTATAGAATTTACATATAAACTAGTTGGGTATTTTGCTTCGTTTACGGATTCTTTGAATATTTTTGTTATTACACCACCATCTACATAATCAGGTAGCATTTTATCTAAATCTTCAGCCGAAACCATTTTTAATTTTTCAATTTTATCAGCAAATCCTTTTGTTTCCTTATGATTTCTCATTCTATCAGCAATAACTTTAGCATCAACTTTTTTAGTAGGAAATGCTTCGTTTACTTTTGAGATATTGTACATATTACCTGCACCACTCTTAACTAAAGTTTCACCTTCTTTACTTAATATTTTAGTTTGAGGTAAGTGTTGTTCACCTTCAGTTTTTGCACCAGCTCTTAATTTAGATAAATCATCACCATCAACTTTTCCGTTTTTATTCAAATCTATTTTTTGTTGAGCCGCTGATAATTCCCCTTCTGTTTTAGTTCCTGCTCTTAATTTAGATAAATCATCTCCATCTACCTTTCCGTTTTTGTTTAAATCTATCTTTTGTTGCTTAGCAGTTAGTTCATCTTCTTTAAGTGTTTGTAATCTCTCCGATACACCTTTCCAAGTATCTTCTACTTTATTGAAGAATGCTTTCTTTTCTTCATCTGATTTGAATTCATCTGGTGAAGATACCCCGTGCTTTTTTAGCATAGCTTTAAAGAATGATTGATAATCCTTTTCTTCTTGTAATACTTCTCCAACGATGTTTCTTAATTGCTCTCTAGTTATTTTCATAGGGATTCCTAATTTATTTTCTTAAGGTGGTTACATTTTTACCAATGTTAGATAACCTTTCCTTTATTCTATAAATATGGTGATTAGTTCTTTTCCAAAAGTTTTCACCTTTTAGAGAGTTCTCTTTTTTGATTTTACCATACCATTCTAAGAATTTTTCGATTTCATCCACTTTTCTACGAATTTCCCTAACACCTAATCCAATCTTTTGGTTCGGAGTCATTGTTTGGTCTAATCTTAATTTTTGAAATCTATTTTCGTTAACTGCTGAATATCCAGTTAAACTCGCCATCTTCTTAGTGTATCCACTTTTGTGCTGACCATTATTAGAAAATGCACGAGGAGTATCATACCCTGCTACATCTCCTGTAACAGTTATCTCCTTTTTTAATTTATCTTCCTCTTCCTTTTCTATTTCAGAAAGGATTTCTCTGATACTATTTTTTAGTTGCTCCAACTGTGTTGACATTCCTTATTTCTTTTAATAATTCATATGTAAGCATTAAAACTGAAACTTGCTTATCTTGATTTTCTTTAAGAAATTTATCTGATTTATATAATTTAATCATCTCAGATATTTTTATCTTAGTCACTTTATCATTAATAATCTTTGATTCCTTTACCAAGTTATTAAGAACTTTCTTAGTTTCCTCTTCTATAAATTTTGGGAATGCTGAAGTATTGGTAACATTATTTATGAATTCTCTCAATAAACCTTTCTGAGAATCATCTAAATTAGAATACTTCTTATTGAAGCTTTCTATTAATAATTTATAAGTTAACAATCTTAAATCTTCCGATTGTTGTTTAAATGATTCGTACAATGCATCAGAAGGTTTCGTTGGGATTCTTTTGTTTACAATATGTTCTAATATAGTATTGTTAGAATCAATAAAATCTCTAATCTCAACTTTTCTACCTAACGTTTTGGTTTCAAATACCTTATAAACAGAGGCTAATAATTTATAATTCTGTAGGTTCGATGATAGAAATTTATCTAAATCATACGATTCCTTTATCGTTTTGATAAGATTATACTTTTCTTTGTTTAGTTTATTCTCATCTAACTTTACTCTTTCCTTAGCCACTTCTTCTAAGAATAACTTAGCATCATCAATCGAAGAATACTTTTCTTTAACTATTTGATTGTATAATCTCAATTCTTTAGCCAACTCTTTGTTTGAACTAAAAAATTCCTTTATAATCTTCTCAGACAGATTTTTTGTCGAATTTGATAATACCTCTTGCGTAATTTGCTTGACGAGTAGTTCAAACAAAATAGCGGTATTCTTAAACTTTGAGTGTTTAACTTTCATCAGAATTTATTATTTTTCTTTACTATATATGTAAATATTACTTCTATAAATATTAGGAAACTTTGAATAAGTGATTTTTACACATCTGGTAAGATATTATTATCATCTAATAATGAACCCGTATCATCACTTAATCCATTTATATCCTCTCTTATAATCTTTTTACCTGCTTTCCTAGTGTTATTTGATTGAATTTTATTTCGTATCCCATCTCTTAATTTCTTATCTTTATCAGAAATACTCTTAAGTTTTTCACCGATTCTCTTATAACGAGTTTCCCTTCCAAAATTACGAGTGATATCTGCTTTACCCAATGGGTCTCTTCCAAACGCATTATCATCAGTTCCATTATCACCTGTCATTTGAGGTCTACCACCCAATTTACCATTCTCTATACTAGCATCAGCCGCTTCTTGAGTAGGCTGTTCATCATCTGGCTCTGCCATCATACCTGATTCAGGTTGTTCCTCTTCAGCCGGTTGTTCACCTTCTGCTGGTTGTTCACCTCCAGGTTGCTCTTCGTATGGGTCTACACCTTCTTGCTCAATCTTATTTAATCTGTTTATATCAAATGTATCATATACCACATTAACAGATTCTTCAGCAATTTCCTCTTCTGATAATTTGAATATGTTGGTATAAATCCAATTATTAGATAACAACTTTAATGCTTTCATATCAGTTGCCAATCTAACTTTTTCCGCCCATAGGTTGATTTTCTCTTGCTCATAGATTGTAGATGGGTTAGTTAATTCTAATTTGAAATCAACCGCATCCATACCCTCAACTCCCTGAGCAATCAAATGTGCGATAGCTACCTGAGTTAATTCAGATACTACCACTCTTTGAATTCTTTCAATAGTTCTAGCGAAACGAATATCCTCCGCTGCTAATGTAGCTTTACCATTAATATCCTCTTCATATCCTAAGAAAGCTTTTGGAACTTTAAGTGCTGCAAATAGTTTAGCTTTTAAATAATCGATATCTTCTATAGCAGTATATTGTAACCCACCTAATGTATCAATTGAAGTTCCACTATCTCCACCTCTCACAGGCATAAAGAAATCCTCTGTGATGTTCATCATATTATACTTAAGATTATAATCACCCGTCTTTTGGTCTTGAAAAGGAGTTTTCTTAATCTTATTAATAATCTTCTGCATGTAGTTATCAACCTCTTGAGGAGGAATGTTACCTATATCAATTTTAAATATTCGTTTCTCAGGTGCTCTCATAATACGATGTATCATCATCGCATCTTCCATCAATGTAATTTGCTTCCACAACCTTCTTGCGTTCTCAATCATTGATTTACCATAAGGTAAGTAGTTTGTATCTGAGTATAATCGTAAGTGAGCTACCTCAAAGTTATCATATTCATGCTTACCCAATCTATCCGGGTCAATGGTGAATTTGATACCTTCTTGTCTTCTATTAACTCTAGTTGGGTCGTTTAATCCTTCAGTTCTAGTTACATGATACACCGATTGTGGGTGTACGTTAACCACACCTTCTCCTTCGGCTATCTCTAATACAATAAAACAATCACCATATTTAGTTAAGTTTCTAACCCACGGCCACAAATTGAACTCTATGTTCATTGTATCATAGAATAAACTTTCTAATATTTCTTTAACCTGCTGATTTTCTGTTTTTATAGTAAGAACATCCCCATACTCATTCTTAGTAGTAGATTCATCTGCATAGATATCCAACGCCGATGCTATGATTGGGTCGTTATCCATCGCATCATAATCTAAGAATAACTCTCTACGAATTACTTGATATGATAATTGAGTTTGATACACATCCTGTGTATATCCTGATTGTAATCTATAAAATCTATCCTTTAACGATTTTAAGTTAGTTACCTGTTGACTGTTTTCGGTATCAATAACTCTCGTTCTGTTTCCTTCTTTTTTGACAATAACACCGGTCGAAAAGACCTTTCGTAATCTATCAAAAAAAGAATTGCTGTTTTCTGCCATTTTTTATATTATTTTCTATAATTCTTAAAACTATATTGTATATACATATATATAGAGAATTTACACTAAAACATTAATATATAAGTAAACTTATTATAAATATCAAAGTAACCATCTTATATCTTCTTTTTCACCACCGAAATCCATTTCATACGGATTTTGTTTAAAAGTTTGATGATTATATACCCCCATTTCGTTTCCTGTGGATGCAAATGAGTTTAATCCTTGTTTAGCTAAATCTATTCTTTCTTGTCTTAAACGTAGTGCGGTATCCCTCACCCATAACCCAATCGCTAAACACATTGTTAAATCATCATTATACCCTCTCATAGCTTCCGCTCTGTTTGTGAACCATATAAAAGTAAATAACTCATCAATTGTTCTCATCGATTGGATTACTACCGATTTTTCTCTAAAGTATTCATCCAGTTTAGATATCATAAGGGGACGAGTTTTCGCCGATGTTGTGAATCCTGCTACCTGTCTTCTATCCTCTGCTCCGTGTCTGTTAGTATATTGTTTTTCTACATCGATATATGTGTAATCCGATGTTTGATAATATAGATTGTTATATCCCCTATCTATTATTTGTTGTAGTGCCGCCCATCCAATATTTGCATTCTCTACAACTAATAGTGCATTATTATAATCAGTTGACACCGAAACTAAGAAGTTACCAAATTCCTTTGTATCTATCTTACCTCTGTATTCTGCAACCTGAACATTATTAACCACATCCATAACGTGGAAAGCTGAGTAGTCGGTTGCATCACCTCTGGCAACATCGGCTACAACCATATAGGATTTATTGTAATCAGGATATTCCCATTTCCAATAGTTTCCATCCCATCCACCTTTTTCAACCGGGTCTTTAACAAATGTTTCCTTATACCACATTAGGATTTCAGGAGAAATTACCGTATCACCGGAAGATATAAAGTCACAATCACACTCTTGCGCCGCCAATTTCTCTCCCAATACTTTTGTTTGCTCATCTCTCCATCTCTGGTCTCTCTCAGGATGAAGTGACCAATGTAGATAGATTGGGTTGAACTCATTTGTCCCTTCCTCTGAACCTACCCATTGTTTGTGAAACCAATTACCAACACCATTTGGTGTAGAAAGTGCTATACAACTACCACCCGTTGATAGGGCTGGAGTTGCCGATGCCCAAATCTCATTGATATCTGGTACGAAAGCCGCCTCATCAACAACTAATAGTGATAGGGCTTCCGAACGACCTGCATCAGGTGAGGATGGAATAGCCTTTACTTGTGAACCATTTACTAATCGTAATGAAAGTTTGTTATCCTCTTGAGTTGCTACCTTTAACCAACTCGGTAAGTTATCATACATAACCCTTACCTTTGTTACTAAGTTCTTAGCAACCTCCTGCTTAATCGCAATAACAAGTACGTTGTAATCTTGATTGAATATCATCTTCCACAAAGAATAACCAGCGGTTAATGTGGAAATACCCGTTTGACGGGATTTTAGAACTAAATTATATCGATGGTCTTTAAATTGTAATAAAGTTTTTTCCTGATATGGAAACAACTCAAACCTTAATTTACCTTTTGTAGGATGTTGAATCTTACAATATTTACGCATGAAATATACGGGGTCTGCCGCACATTTAACATACTCTTGTCTGATTACATCTTTTAAAGATAATTTTTTATCCTCCATTAAAATATTCTGTTTATGATAGGATTGTCGAGTTCCCTCAATTTAGTATCATATATAACTATATCTTCTTCTAATTCTAACAATCCTCTATCAATATTAGTAATTTCTAATTCCATATCAGCTTTCATTTCATCTATTGGTTTTGGTAAATGCCATACTTCAGTTTTTCCATTTTCTAAGATATATTCATAATGAGGTTTAAGTTCTTTTATACCACTTTGTATCTGTTCCTTAGCTTCCTTTGCTTTAGCAATTGCTCTACTAAATACTCTATAGTTCTTATATTCTTCAAATACTCCTAGTTTGGTCGCTTCGGCATCTATTTCTATATTACAATCAATACATAGACCCGATTGCTTAATTAAAAACATATCGTTTGGCCCATACTTTTCTTTAGAACAATCTGGATTTTTGCAATTATCCTGTTCTCTTAAAAATTCTCTTGCTGATTGAAATGCTTCGTGGTTCTTTCCTGTTTTTAAAACAAACCCTTCTTTCTGTTCATAACGATAAACATCGTCTTCCCATACTTCTCCAATTTCCCTTTTAGTGTGTGGATTGGATTTTTCATAACCAAACGCTTTACTAGGGTCTTCCCCTCTAAACACAAAATCCACCAATTCGCGGCGGGTTTTATGCATTAAATCTTTTCTAAATTCTTTAGCCATATAACCTATTTTTGTATATCTATATATATTATGGAAAATAAGATTAAGGTAATTTTACAACCTCAATCTTAATCTTAGGAGTATAACCATCTGGTAGGTTAACTTTAACTCCTTCAAATGATTCTACTTTACTTTCAAAGTAATTTATTTGTAATATTCTATCAGTAAGATTCATCACCGTTTGAGAAGATGTCCACATTTCATCGCTTTGTCTTCTCATATTTAATTGTGAATCCGTTTTAAAAAATTCTTTTCTCATTGCCGCAGCTATCTCCGTCCAATCATTTACCTTATCTATTGATTTTTCAGCGGTTGCTTTTCTCATTTTAGATGATAGGTATTTAATCCCATCTGTATATCCTGCTTCTGTAAATACGTGTCCCT